AGGAAAAAGGATGGAAAGGGTTGACCACGGGAGGATAATTCCCGAATGCAGGTGAATCAAAGCCGAAACGGGGCAGCAGCCCCGTCAGCGTCCGGATGGCGACCGACGCTCTGACGATGGCAAGCCGAGAGACAAAGTCAGTGATACCGTGGAAGACATGGCAGCGGGCGAACCTGCTAGAAAGTTCGTGGTCGTTCAACAGGTTTTTCTTGATTTTTTAATGTGAAAAATCAAAACACGGTAGACATAGCCGGAAAGCAGGTGGACGGGGATGAAAAGACCAAGGGAGCCACCAAAAGGAGGAAATGGGATGGACATAGGACGGATATTGCCGACGGAGGCAGCAGCAATCCTCAACGTCTCACCGCAATTCGTGAGAGTTGCAATGCAGCAGGGCAAGCTACCAATCGGGACAGCGGTGCGGATGTCATCAATTTGGACCTATCACATTTCGGAAAAACTGCTTGCGGATTATTCCGGAAAGGACATAGAAAAAGAGATTGAGCGAATAAGAGGAGGCGAAGACAATGACAAGGAATGAAAAAAAGGCAGTTATCGAGGGCATGGCAGAGAGATTTATGACAATCAAGGACATTGAGGGGAAATCAATGACAATAATGGTGATGTCCGCCTATGCAGAGGGAAAGGCAGCCGGAAAGGAGGAGGAACGCCAGGAACGGGAGCAGAGAAAGGGGCAGGCTGTGACGGTATGAAAGAAAATTGCAAGGCATGGGATTGAGAGCGGGCGGCTGTTGCAGCGGTCGTCCGCAATAACAGGAGGAAACAATTGAGCATAGCAGAAAAGGAAAAGAGGGCAATTTTACAAGCATGAAACTGGTATATATATGTTCACCATTTCGGGCGACCGACCCTGCAATATTGCAGAGAAACATTGAATATGCACAGGAATTGACAAGAGATTCCCTGTTGAGGGGCGAAAGTCCTGTGACGGTTCATTTGTACATGACGCAATGTCTGAATGAAACGCAGGAACAGGAGAGAAATATCGGACTGGCAGCAGGGCGGGAAATCATTTCACGATGTGATGCGGTCATGGTGGGAGCAAGGCACGGGATTTCAGCCGGAATGAAAGCAGAGATTGAATTTGCAAAGAAAAACAGAATCCCGATTGTCTTCAACGAAACAATGTTGGAGGCAACTTGAGAGCAAAAGAAAAGGATAACCGTTGCACCGGTTATCCCTAAGCAGTCTGTGTCAGACGCTTAATCATTAAAAATATTATAACAAGTCTGACACCATATTGCAACAAATAAACAGGGGAAAAATAACGTTTTTTTTCAGGGGGTTACGGCCTCAATCCTGACCTTGTAATGGATATTAACAACTCGTTAAAAGCTAAAAAATAAAGACAGTGGGGACGGTGTCAGAATGGCAGGGGAAAAACCAAAAGGCAGCAGGAGAAAAAGAGGGATGGTGTTCATCCCATATGACTATGAGGCTGCATACAAGCAACAGCTTGAAAAGCTCAATGAGTGGTTCGCCGAGCTTATGTTCAGGCAGGGGAAAAAGGTAGTGTACGCCCTCAAGGAGATAAAGGCAGGAGACCAGCTTGAGGTTGAAATATATCCGCAGTTCGCGAATATGGATGACGTGCCTCCGGAGGGGAGGAACATCAAAAAAGACAATGACAAGGCCCAAAGGAACCTGAATGACAAAAATGCAAGGAAATACGTTGAGAGGCTCATCAATCACAACTTTGGTGATAACGACTTGTGGATGACGCTCACCTATGATGACGAACACCTCCCGCCGGACGGTGACATCGATGCAGCAATCAAGAATGTGCAAAGGTACATCCGCAGGGTGAACTATCAGAGGAAGAAGAGAGGCCTGCCAAATTGCAGGTACGTGTATGTGACAGAGTACAATCCGGACGCAAAAATCAGATGGCATCATCACCTTGTCATGGACGGGCAGATGGACATGGAAACGGTTGAGGGCTGTTGGAAACAGGGCAGCAGGAATGAGGTCAGGAAACTGCAAAAGGATGAGAACGGCCTCTCCGGAATGGCAAACTACATCGTCAAGGAAAAAAAGAGGGTAAAGTCGGAAAAACGCTGGAACTCCTCACAGGGATTGAAAGAACCCGACATCAGGGTGGTTCATTCAAAGAGACCGACGGCCACCCAGGGCAGTTATAAAAAAATAGCAGCCTATGTTGAAAACATGAAAAAGGGACGTGAGGCAGTGAGGGAACAGGTTTCAAAATGGTACCCGGATTTCGAGTTCACGGATGCGGGAATTTACTACAATGATTTCAACAGCATGTTCTACATAAAGGCAAGAATGAGGAAAAGGAGGCAGAGGGTAAATGATGAGGCGACGGATGAGGGAATATGACAGGGCTATGTCATGTGTCATTATCACACTGGCGGTCACTATGTGCATTCACATGATTGCAACGACGGTCAGGGGGAATGAAAGGCAGCAGGGGAAACAGGCGGAAACCAGTGCTTGGCCAATGGGGGAAAGCACTCAAATGACGCAGACGGATGATGGGCAACAGGAGACATGGCAGGACATTGGGGGATTCGTTTATCATGACATACCGGAGGAATACCAAAGGGCAGGAGGCTGTTTTCCGGAAGAGCTGCAGATGTACACATACGCCTTGTGCCAGCAGTATGGCGTTGATTACTCGCTCATCGTGGCAATGATTGAACAAGAATCGGGATATGTGTTCGACAAGGTTGGGGATGATGGGAACAGCTTTGGGTATATGCAGGTTTACGAAACGGCACATACCGACAGGATGGAAAGGCTGCATTGCACGGACATCACAGACCCATACCAGAATGTGCAGGTTGGTATTGACTACATGGCGGGGCTCATCGGGAAATACGGGACAGTGCGGGACGCCCTTGCCGCTTATAACTACGGGGAAAGAGGCGCAAGGGAGCATTTATGGAATAACGGAATATATGTCTATTCTTACAACGAGGCAATAATGAGCAGGGCAAAGGAGCTGGAGGAGGAGTGGGGGAATGGGGAGGCTGGTTGAACGCATCCGGCATATGTTGAGGGTCAGTGATTGCAGGCACATTTGCCTGTTCTGCGAACATTTCAACAGGTGCAAAGAAGAATATGACGCAGGTGCAGAAGGAGGTGGGAACAAATGAACATGAAATATGCAATGAGGAGTGAGGACACGGAGCAAATCAATGTCATTTCGTGGGCGGCGTGGAATGTGAACCGTTATCCGGAATTAAAATGGTTGCATCACATACCAAACGGGGGCAGCAGGAACAAGGCGGAGGCAATCAAGCTCAAGCAGATGGGCGTCAAGGCGGGCGTGTCCGATTTGTGCCTGCCATACCCGAAAGGGGTTTACTGCGGGTTGTACATTGAAATGAAATATGGGAATAACAGGCAGCAGGACACACAAAAAGAGTTCCTTGCAGACATGGCGGAGGCAGGTCACTTTGTCGCAACCTGCTATTCGGCAGGGGACGCAGTCACGGTCATTGAGGAATATTGCAGTCTGAAAATAATAGACAGGAGGGCAGCAGGATTTGAAAATCATGAAAGTGTGATGATGTGTGCGGAAACAATGGGCATTCCGAACAACAGCATCCTGAAGGATGGCAAGGTCAGGGGAGGCGGTAAAAGTGAAATTTGAGGAGCTGGCGGGATATTTGCAATATTCGGACAGGGTAAGGGTGTACAAGGGCAATGACGAGGTTTTCTGCGGACACCTGGGCTTGCTTTTGACGGGAGGCTCAGGGATTGAGCATAAAGGCGCCCTGTTCATGCAGTACAAGGACAATGAGGTCAGGAAATTCAGGGTGGTACCGGAAATTAATCACAAACAGTGGAGGGAACTGAACCTGATGAGACCGCTTGAGCCAAACGAGACACCGGATTTTAGTTTCAGCGACCTGCAGATGTCCATATATTACACGATTTACATATAACAAGATGACAGGAGGAATGGGAAATGAGAATTGTTGCTGTAATGTCACCGAAAGGCGGAATCGGCAAGACGACGACATCAGACACAGCCGCCTATATGCTGGGCGAGGAACAGGGAAAGAGGGTACTTGTCATTGACGGGGACCCGCAGGGAGACACGTCAAAGACTTTTGACAGGTATGAGCCGGACGGAATCGGAATGAGTGAGCTGTTAGAACATCATACGTGCGTCGGGGGAAGTTACCACACGTCAGACCTGATTCAGCCGACAGAGTATGGGCACATTGACATCATTCCGGCGAACGGGTACCTCATGAAAACAGACATGAACCTGCTTATGAGGCAGGACGAGAACCAGGTCACAAGATTAAGGGATGCGCTCACGGAGGTAGCGGGGGCATACGATTACTGCATCTGCGATTGCGGTCGCTTGCTCGACATGGTCGTCATCAACATTCTGCTTGCGGCGGAAATCGTCATTGCGCCGGTCAAGGTAGGGGGATATGAAAACGAGGCAATTCACAACCTGCAGGAACAGGTTGACGACCTGCGTGAAATCAATCCGGCACTCCGAATCAAAGGACTTGTGACGATGCGACAGAACAACAAAACCTCGATTGAGTTTGCAAAGTGGATGAAAGAGAGTTCCGGTTTCGATATGTTTGACACGACGGTGAGACGGTCGATTGTAGCAGAAAAGGCATCCATGAAAATGGCAGTCCTCCCGAAGTTCTCAAAAAATTGCATCGTGGCACAGGATTATCGGGATATGGTCAGGGAATTACTGGAAGAAATGGAGGGGAAAAACAATGGGTAAGGTAATACAGACGGCACCGTGCCGTTTCTGCGGTCAGATGGTGCAGTTAAACACAGAGGAGGAGCTGACACAGCCACAGGCAGAGGAACAGGCGACAATGACATGCATCTGTTCACAGGCAGTCGAATATCGCAAGGAAAAACAGAGGAAGGAAAAGGCAATGAAAAACGTGTCAGCGCTTTTCGGGGAGGATGCAGCGGCGGACAAAAGATGCGAAGATGGCGTTGTCGACATCCTGAAGCTGGCAGTCGAGGAAATCTACACTGGGGAACTTGCAAAGGCGACACTTAACCTTCGGGGAGGCGTCAAGGCCTCCGTCTCCCAAAACAGCAAGGGCGAAATCAATGTCGAGCGCACAGAGACCAAGAAACAGAAGTTGACAGAATAGGAGGGAAGAACATGGCAACAGGATTCAGTGTCATGGACGCATTGAACAAGAACAGCAAGGCGGGTGCCGATGAATCACCGAGGGCGAGATTCCGGACAAAGGACATTTCAATTTTCAAGATGTACCGCAATAAACTGAATTTTTATGAATTGGAGGATATTGAGGAACTGGCGGGTGACATCCTCATGTATGGCTTGAAGCAAAACCTTGAGGTCGTATTCGAGCCGAATGAACAGGGGGAATACAGGATTGTGGCAGGTGAGCGCAGGTGGCTCGCCTTGAAGCACCTCTGTGAACAGGGATACAAGGATTTTGAGATTGCGACCTGCAAATTGACGACACCGCAGGACGAGGATGAGGAGCAGGTCGAAATCATCATCGCCAACACATACAGGATGAAGTCAGTGAAAGACACCATTGAGGAGGAGCAGAGGTTAAAAGCGTGTCTTGAACGTATGAAAGCGGACGGGAAGAAAATCAAGGGGTATGACATCCAGTCAGGCCGTCTCCGTGACGTGATTTCATCAATGCTCAAAATGTCAAAGACAAAAATTGCACAGGTGGAGAGCATCAGCAACAATCTGATTCCGGAGTTCCGTGAGGAATTAAACAAAGAGCGCCTCACATTTTCGGCAGCATATGAACTGAGTGGGATGGCAGAGGACAAGCAGCAGGAGGCACTTGAGAAGTACAAAGAGACTGGGGAACTGTCCTACATGGACATTAAGGGTATGAAAGCGCCAAAAGAGGACGCAGGGGCAGCAGCACAGCAGGAGCAGGCATCAGAATCAGATATACCAACAGGAAAGGCAGGGAATGAGGAGCATCCGGCAGCAGGAGACGAATATCAGACACCGCATCCGGAGGGAATCACATCAATTTGTTATTCCTGCACAGAATATGAGACCTGTAATGTAAAGACTGGAACATGCACATCATGCGACCAGTACAAAAACAGAGCAGAGACATACAA